CTGCATTTGCTTCTGATAATGCTTTATCTTTTAATTTTTTACCTGCTGAAGCAGCACCCTCTTGCATTTTGGCTGTGTCTGCAATTTCATCATCAGACATAATTGTTCCTGATATTTGTCCGTTATCTTTAGGAAGTTTTGTTTCGTCAATAACATTACCTTTAAGATTTGGATCATTTGTTTGGAATGAGAATGTTTCAGCTATTTGGTCAGCAGTAATAGCTGATTTAATTCCGGCTTCATCTGCTTGTTCATAAGCCATTGTTAATATTTCTTGAGCTTGTTTTTTGTACTCAGGTTTTGTTGTATCAATGTTTGGATTTTTCTTATCATTTTCAATTGCATTAATAACAATTCTTACAGGATCATCACCAATTACTTGTGGTTCTCCCGCTTGTGCTCCGCCTGTTCTATCTCTAGTCAATTCTCCGCCGACTATTCCACCAAAACCAACAAGAGAAGTACCTGCTGGAATTCTGTCATAAACTTGTTTACCTGTTTGTTTAAAAGCTTTGGCTGTTTCAGGGAATTTCTTTGCGAAAGTTCTTTGTCCTCCAGCCATTCTTAATCCTCTTGCTACTAAAGGTGTACCTAACAACACTGATCCTATTCCAGAAACCATTGCTCCCATATCTCCCTCTCTTGCACCTTCTATAATATCTGAAGTACCTTGTCCTGCTACTTGTAAACCAAACCCACCTTCTAAAGTACCTGTTGTACCTGGATTTCTTTTAGCAAATCTTGTTGCTAAACCTTGTAGGCCTGAGCCACTGCTTAAACCTTTTCCTCTTGAACCAATAATTCTTTGTGCTGCAGTTCCTTGATACCCTAATGGAAAACCACCTCCGCCTGCTTGAGCAGCTTTTGATGTACCTAGCCCACCAACTTGTCTAGCTTTTTTAAAAGTTTTATAACCTCTATATGCTGCCGGAGCTAATCGAGCTAGACCTGCGCCTATTCCGTAAATTATTGGTAGCATTGTTATTTCCCCCTGTTAGCTAAATTATAAGCGGCATATGCACTAATACCTGTTCCTGCAGCCTGAGCTAAAGGATTACTACCTGGTGCCGTGGTCGCTGTTACGGCTGACTGTGATGTTGGCATATTTGTCATGATGCCTTTTAAGAATTCTAATCTTTGATATGGTTCGTAAGATCTAGATAAATCTGTTTGTCTTTGTGCATCTAATGCTTGTTGGCCTAAAGCTCTTTGAACACCGCCTGCTTGTAATAAACTTGCAATGTCTGCTTGTTGCATGGCTTGTTGTTGACCACCCAAAGCACCAAGAAGCTGCCCCCCAGCTTGTTGAATACCTTGTTGTTGAGCTGCCAAACCTGCAGCAGTTTGGAATCCTTGTGCCATAGATTGACCAATGTTTGCTTGTCTTGCTCTTTCTATCTCAGCTTGTTGAATACCTTCTCTTGCTCCACCAAAGGCACCTGCTCCTACTGCATTAGCTGATAATTGATTCGAAGCCATGTTTGCTTGTCTTGTAATCTCATCTGTTACATATGATTGATATGGATTTAAAAATTGATTTATGTTCGGAGCTTGCATTGAACCAAGCACTGAACCAATACCTGCAGCTGTAGTTTGTGCTCCAACTCCTGTCGCTCCTGCTTGTTGAAATCCTGCTTGTTCTAATCCTGTTGGAGCTGCAACTTGAAACGCAGGTAGACCTACAGGTGTAGATGCTAACTTAGCTGCCTGATCGTAGAGTGCGAGTTTTCGGCTTTCTACTTCTGGTGCTTCTCTAGCAATTGAGACTTGTGTTCCTGAAGTGGAGCCGCCTCCGCCGCCACCTCCTCCTCCGAAGATGAAACTCATATTATTTTAGCTCCTTTGTATATAAATATCTTTTTACTTTCCATTCTTTTGTACCCAAAAATCCTTTCCAACCCGGTCTTGCATGCACTGCTATCTTTTTGCAACCCTCTGATCTCGCTAGATCCTCTATAGTTTCTGCAGCTTCGTCTTGCCATAGTTGTCTTTTTTCTCCTTTTAACAATATTACTTCACACTGTTTGTAGTTCGGTAAAACCATTATACGAGTGACAAATACACCGAACACTTTGTACTTCTCACCATCGTCAGAGCCAAACATCATAAATAATTGAAAGGCTCCTTGTTCAATTCCTTCTTTAAGATCTTCAATACTCATGGGGTCTCCATCATATTTCAGACCTTCTCTTAACATAAACTCTACAAGCGACCAGTACTCGTCGAGCTTTTTAGCTTCGATGTATAAAACACCGACTTCTTTTTTAATTTGCTTTTTTTCTGGACGCATCTAGCAAATCAAAAATTCTTTTAAACTTCGCCTGTTGGTCATAAAAGAATGCAGCACCTTTTTTACGCATATCTTTATAACTCTTAGGGTTACCACCTTCCATGATACCTGCACCAAGTATAGCATCTGCTCTTGAAACAAACTCACCATCAGCTAGTTGTGCTAACATAGTATCTTCGTCTTTGTCTCCTACACCTGCTCCATCCTCTACATATCCAGAAGCTCTTATATAGTTATTTGTGTCTTGTTCATCGTGGTCAATTTTAGATGGTAAGTAATTTATACCACCTTCGTTAAATTTTCTTACTTCTGCAATTCCACCTTTGCTAAATGTATAAAGAGAATTACCTTGCTGATATGAATAAGGACTCATACCTGACTGACTCATTGCATTTGAATCATCGTATTGATATGTATCTAAAAGATTTGCTAATTGATCATCAGCTTTTTTCTTTGCTTTCTCATAATCTTCAGGTCTTGTACCTTCAGGCATTTCTGTAGGTTCGTCTTCACCTAATAAACTTGTTGCTGCTAAACCAACACCTAGTTTTCCACCTGTACCTAAGCTCATAAATCCAGATCCTTTCATCAAAGCTTCTTTACCACCGCCTGCTGCAATTTCTTCTGCCGACATTGCTTTTACTTGGTCTGTAGTCATAGGGCTTTTTCCAACTAAGCCTGATATACCTTGACCTGCAAGTGTATTACCTAATTGAGATCTTAAAAGAGCTCCTCCTGTACCTTGGCCTGCTATCGTATTACCAATAGAACCAAAAGCTTGTGGTGCAAATGATCCCATAGTTCCTTGACCTACACCTGCCATACCTGCAAATTGTCCAAGACCGCCTGCTATTGCTGCATCTCTTAATGATCTTTTTGTTGATTTACCTCTAAGCTTTTGTATGCCAAAGGTTGCTAATGCTATAGTAAATGGATCCATAATATTTTAACTAGTTATTATGGTATTTTAACTTATATATGAGGTTTCTTCAATATCAGTCGATTTTATAGAATTCGTCCTTAACTTTACCGGTATACTTATACTCTCCAATATGGCTTATTTCTTCGTCACATAGAGCAAAAATTTTACCACCAATAGCTCTCCAAAGTTGGCAGAAATAAAAATCTTCACCCATATAAGTTTTCTTAGACGGACTCCAATATGTATCAAAAAAGTTATAATAGTTTGGTCTATCTATAAGCTCACCATTCATTAGAGTTTTTTGTTTAATAACAAGCTCTTTGTAGTGTTCTTTAAGCTTTTCAAATACAGATTTCTTTATCATCATCATGCCTGTAGGTCCTTTAATAACTTCAATATACCCATCCACAGGTCTAATATCTTTTGTATCTGGTATCTCAATAGGAAACAAATGACCCATAGTATTTATGTCATCATCAGGTCTTGTTTCAAAATCTTTTCTAAACTTAGCATCAGTCTTTTGTTTTATAGGATAAGGTATCAAGGATACGTCATGTGGTGATTTCATTAATCTCATGACAGATCTAGTTGTAAACTCTACATCAGAATCAATGAACAACATATACTCTGCATCAGAATTCATAAAAGCAGAAGCACATAAGTTTCTACCTTGAGTTACGAGAGAAGACTTCATTAATTGAAAAGTAATTTTAATTTTATTTAAAATACATTCTTTTTGTAGATCTAGACAAGCTTTCATATAATGTATCGATACATCAGAATGCACAGGTGTGCATATCATAATATGATTTTTATTTGTTTCGTTTGACATGAATTGCTCCTTTTAAAAAGTTTGCCCAACTATTTGCAATATACTTCCAATCATAAAATCTTCTGTAATACTCTTGTTGAAATTTTAAATGGCTCGATAAATCATTAGATAATATTTTTTTGGTTTGTAAAATACATTCTACTAATTGTGTCGTTAGTTTATCTTTGTTTTGTGTAAACGGTATATATATTGGAAACTCACAACAAGTTTCAGGTAAAGCACCTAGATCTGTAGTAACTAACATCTGACCTGCAGCTAATGACTCCATAGCTGATATACAAAAAGTCTCCTCCCAAATACTAGGAAAACAATTTACATCGTAATCTTTTAGTTTAGTTAATAATGTTTTGTGATCGCAATAACCCATGTAATTAACATTAGGTAAGCTTTTTGCTTTTTCATATAATTTTTCATAAC